CCTACATCCCGCAGGTGGTGAATTCGTAAGACCATTTTTGAATACAGCGAAATCTCAAGCAATAAATCAAGAAGTACTTGAGGAACTTCGTATACAGATGGGTACTCTGGTTGGAGAAGCATTTAGTGTTTTATCTAACAGAGGACGTCTGGACTCTTTTTATAAGAATGAAAAAGGCTTCTTAGAGTTAGGAGAAATGATTAGTAACCCAACACAGAGACAGCGTAGACTTAGGGAATTCCTACAACACCCAATGGTGCAAGGAATAGAAGCAGAAGAGCTCCCCAAGCTAGCTAGATTTGCATTGGAGTACCATCGTATCCATAAGCATGTAGATGGCGACTTTAGTAATACCGCTAAACTACAAACTTACCGAACTAAACTAGGAAACGAGAATGACGCGTCCGCTTCTGGAGCACAGCTTATTGCTTTGTCCACTAGAGACCGCGCTCTTGCTAATGCCTCAAATGTAGTAGCAACGGACAGAAAGAATCGTCTTTATGACCTTGTTGCTGAAAGAACTATGTCTGACCCTGCGTTCAGAAAGATTAACCCGATTGGAACCGATATTGCATTTGGCGACCTAGCTAAAGCAGCTAAAGGGCAATCGATGGTATCCTTCTATGGTGCGGGACAGGCAACACAGGCAGCTGCTATTGAATCTAAACTTGCAAAAGCACTGGCTAAGAAAGATTACACCGTAATATCATCTCAAGAGCTTCGTCAGTTTAATAAAGAAATTGACATGCAAATTAATAAAGCTAAGAATGACAATGCCCTGTCTGTGACAGAAAGTCTGAAAGAGCTTAAGAAAGAGATAAATTACGCTATTAACAACAACGCTCCGATAGGGAATAAGCTTATTGCTCAAGCAGCAGATTTGCACCCCGACTCCGAGCAGTTTGTAAGAAAGCTGACCAACGTTAAAGGTGGCTTGATTGGACCGAATCAGTTCAGACAAGTTGCTGAAATAATGAGTGGGCATTTGAAAGACATTGCCCCTGTTACAGAAAAGTTCGTAGGTTTCTGGAAAGACGTTGCGAGAATCTATATCACGGAATCACAGGAAGTAGATATTCCTTGGGTTACGATGGATGGAAAGGTTTTAATTCAGCGGTACCGTCCCACTGTTCAAGAAAGGATCGAGTTTATTGATCCAGTGACTGGTAGGAAAGTATCGAATATCTATGAGGACACCATTACCGATAGTAAGTTTATTGGAAAGCAATCTATAATCGGTGCTCGTAGTGGTTTGGGAGTAAATGGTAATCATATGAATGATGCCACGATCGTTAGATGGTTCCATCTGTGGGGTAAAAAGAATGGCGTTAATACCGCTACTATTCACGATGGATTCTTTACTAACATCTCTGACTCTGTAAAAGCTAAATTCGCATTACGCGATATGTATGCTAAAGCAGTAGAAGGAGACACACTCTTAAACACCCTCAAGGAAATGAGGAAAAGAGGACTCTCTGATGAGTCGTACCGGAAGCTAGTTGCGAGAGCAGAAGCTGAAGGCCTACTAAACCCCCAAAACGGCATAACCGCCAAAGATATCCTAGCAGATATCCCAGAAGGTTGGGATTTTTACGGGATCGGTCCATAAGGGCCAAAGAACTCTTACTACAGGTATCTGTGATGCTTGTTTAATTTTACTGGTCTGTGACCGAAGGAAAATATAATGTCTATAGAAAACGAAAATAGTGTAAACGAAGAAGCTGCTCAAACTGAAGTTTCTCAAGCGGAAGAGGTCTCTAAGATCATCGAAGCTAGAGTTGCTGAAGAACTTGCTGGCATCAAAGAGAAATTGAATAATGCTTACTCTGCTAGAGATGAAGCTGTCAAAAAGGCAGTTGCATTTGAAGAAGAGAAGAAAGAGCATGAAATCAAGCGACTCGAAGATGATGGCAAGCACAAAGAAGCTGCTGACCTAAAACTCGCCGAATTGACTGCTAGACTAGGTGAACGAGATCGTCAGATTACTGAATTGACTCGTGATAACGTAGTTCGAGATGCTCTGAAAGGTATGGACTTCCGCAATGATACTGCGGCTGACTTTGCTTATAAAGATGTTGTCTCTCAGCTGATACAAGACGAAAACGGTCTGTGGGTTCACCGAACAGGTGCTTCTGTTAAAGACTATATCGATTCTTTCCGTAAGGATGAGGACAAAGAGTTTTTGTTCAAACCTCGCCAATCCTCTGGAGCCGGAACACAAGCTTCTCAAGCCCCAACTGGAGGTTTTGACTCTAACAAACCACTATCAGAAATGTCTATTGACGAAATAATGTCAGCTGCCGCAAGCGGTGCATTAGACGATGGACAGAAGTGGTTATAAGAACTTAACTACTAACTTTACTTTTAAATAATATTTTTGGAGACCATTAAAATGGCTATTTCTTCAAGTGCATTCAGCACTCTTAACAAAGCTATCTCTGCTTACACAGATGAGATGTACACTCGCGCAAAGAAATTGGTTGGCACTGAGCTAGTCGGTTCTGACGCACAAATCAAAGCTGACGGTGAAGACTTCATCGGTCAGGTAAGATTCTACAAGCCTCTCGGTAATTACGCTGTTGGCGCAACTGGCGGTTCTTCTGAAGATGTCGCAGGTAGCTCAAACGCTGTTGTTAACGTTGCAAGCCAAGACGAAGACTACGGTAAGACTACTAACATCAGCACTGAAGTTCAGACTTACATCAAGACTGTCCGAACTCACGGCGCTAACGAGTACATGATCCAAAGCATCATTTCTGGCGAAGCCGGACTTGAAAAGATCGCTCGTGACTTCTCTGAAACTCGTGCTGAAGACGAAGATCAGGCTCTGAGAGCATGTCTGTCTGGCGTAATGAACGCTGAACTGAAGACTGCTAACGACTTGGCACCTACTTTGTACTCAGACGCATTTGCCGGTAACAGTGTTGACGCTGATCCTGCTAAGGCATTCGCTTACGTTGCTGCTTCTTCTGACACTATCGGAACTGGTTCTAGCCTCGAAGGTCTTGTTGACTTGAGCCAAGCCTCTCCCGGTCGTCGTGTTGAGCACATCATCCGCGCTATGGGTGCATGGTCCGACTACGCTCCTGACTTCGTATACATGGTTGTTTCTCCTGAAGTTTACCTCGACATTAAAGTTGCCAACTTGGTTGACGACGAGCGAGTAACTGACGGAAACATCTCTTTCGAAACTCTTCTCGGTGGTGTTGTACGAGTAATCGTATCTCGCAACTTCGGCGCAAGCATGGGCGCTATTACTCACGCTGCTCTTTCTGGTACAACTGAAATCACTTCTGCTAAGACATCTTTCATGATGCTTCCTAGCTCAGTATTCATGTCACCTGTATCTGTTCCTAATCCCGTTGCTGTTGACCGCAATGAGAACGTAGGCATGGGTGCTGGCCGAACTACTGCTTGGTACCGTTGGGGATACGTTATGCACCCACGTGGATACTCTTTCGGTGGTACTGATACTGCTTTCGCCACTAACGCAGCATTGGCCGGTTCTGCCGCTACTCCTGCTTGGGTCCGTAAAGCTGACCTTCTTAACCTTGGTATCCTGCCAATCTTCCACGCTTAAACAATCTAGGAGTAACTTATGGCATTAGTTAAAGGTCAGAATTCTTATGTAACTCTGAGTGAAGCCGACAGTTACTTCGATGATCGTGTGGACGTTTCTGCATGGGTAGAAGCGGGTGAAGAACTAAAAGAGCAGAGTTTGGTTACAGCCACACACTTGCTTGACGAACTCCATTGGGAAGGTCAAGTAAGGGCTGATAGTCAAGCTCTCTCGTTCCCTCGTATTGGGAGCTTTCGAGACCCCAGTCGAGGCGTTCGAGTTCAATTCTCTAGCTATACGTTTACCGATGGTAACAATGAAGCAGAAGTAGGTCTTGCAAGAGATATACGTCTACTTCGTAGAGCAACTTACGAGTTAGCTTACCACTTAGTAAATAACAATGGCCTCCTAGACAGAACAGGGTCTGTTACTAACATTAAGGTCGGTTCTATCGCCTTAACAGAAGTAGTAGACGCTGCTGCTTTTCCTAGGACTATCAGGAAGATAGTAGAGAGAATGCTAAAGAATCAAGGATCTAAATACTGGCGAGGTTGGTAATTATGTCACTACGTGCAAAGATTACTAGCGCAGTTGAAACAGCATTCGCTAAAGTTGGTGATCTGGCTGAAACTGTTACTTTGAAAACAACTACTTCACAATCTTATGATTTTGGGACAGGAAGTGTTTCCTCCACTGTAGAGGAATCGTCTGTTGTTGCAATTATTTTATTTGCAGAGCAAGACCCCACGGCAGAGGTTATATCCTCTCCCCGAAAAGAAGTATTGATCAAAGAAATAGATTTACCAGAACCCAAAGTTTTCGATGTTGTAACTATCGCTACACAAGATCACACAATTCTATCGTATAAAGTCGAACCCGGATTAGTTACTTTATTAGTAACGGAGGTATAATATGAGTAAATATGTCGATATACTAGCTGACATTGAAGGGCAATTTAACCTTCAGCAATGGAAAGCTTTAAATATATCTGCCTTCCCTGCTAATTTCCGTATACCTAAAGATCTATCCGAATTTGTTAAGTTGGAAGTATTACCTCTGCGTAGTAATACCGACTATGGCCGATTTGGGATTGAAGGTATTGTCTATGTACAGATATACGTTCCTGCGAATCAAGGCTTAAAGCGTTTGATGGAAATCGCAGATACACTAGATAGCTTATTAGAAAACAAAACTATGTTTGAAGGTACTACCACTTCGGAAAGTACCATGCAAGTATTAGGTTTGGATACTGATAACCCAGATCTCTTTCGTGGAGACTACGCTATCGATTTCAAATTTTACAATTAATTATTGAGGTTAACCACAATGGCACACATTACATCTATCGGTGCGTCTAAGTTCACTACTTTAGACTACGTACCAAACACTGCTAACGACGCAAACAGCGTTGCTGCAGATCTTCACGGTCTGTTCTGTGCAAACAGTGCAACCATTCTAGCTACTCAAACAGCTACTGATGAAACTGTTCAAGCAGCCGTAGTTCACGTTGGAAACATCCGTGAATTCCCAAGCTTGGGTACTCCCGCAAACATCGTAAACGTTCCTGTTTATGGTCAAGCTTCTAGCTCACAGGTTTCTGGCCAGTCTGATGCTCCTACTTTGGAATTCACTCTGAACTACGTACCTTCTAGCCACGCTGATCTGGACGTTCTCCGTAAAGCAAGCACTCGTCTTTGCTTCCGTGTACGTATCTCTGATGCTGACATAGCTTCTGACGCTGCTGGCGTATTGACTGCTGATAACGCAGACAAGTTTGCTGACTTCTTTTTCTTCGGAACTGTTGCATCTTTCGAAATCGCTCCATCTTTGAGTGATTCCTTGCAAGCAACTGTTGCTGTAACTATTGAAGGCGACTTCAACGGTCCTTTCAGCTTAGAAGCAGATAGCTCTACCTCTACTTATGCATTACCTGCGTAAATAGAATACAGAATGGGAAGGGGGCCTTCGGGTCTCCTTATCCCTTTTATATACAGGATAATAAAATGTCAGAAAATAAATCACCCTTCGACAAAGCATTTGTACTGAATACTACAATGCGTAACATGAAAAAAGATATTGATTTCTCTTCACGAAAAACCTTTGAACGTTATAAGGACTTTGCTGATGAGACTAGCAACGAAGATTTGGCTAAGAGACAAGAGATATTTGAAACTCTTGATGTGCTAAACAAGATGCATAAACTACTGGATGAATTCCAGACCCACAACAAACATTTATTTGAAAGATAAGGAATACTAAGATGAAACAATTTGTAGGCAAGGTACAAACTAAGAAAGCTCCATTCATGGATGGAGAAGTGGAAATTAAGGTTCTTACAGTAGGCGATGCTCGTCTTATTGAAGAAAAGACTAAGGAACTCAACGGTAAAAAGAAGAAAGATGAAGGCGATCAGCTTGAGCTTCTTCGATACGTTATCCGAACTACGGTTATCGGAGCGGAAGAACTTACTGATGAAGAACTAGACGGTTTCCCAGTATCAGAATTAACTAAGCTATCCGAAGCTATCATGAATTTCGGTGGTGAAGACGCGGGAAAAGAATAAGCGAGTCCGACTTGTGGTTGTATGACTTGGCATTTCACTTGGGCACACCAGTGTACAAGATTGAACAAGAGATGCCTGCACAGGAATTACACAAATGGGCTAAGTACTTCGAAGCACGACCAATAGGGTGGCGTGAGGATAATAGAACATCATACTTACTTTCTGCACAAGGTGTGAAAAGAACAGGCGATGAGCTGTTTCCTTCGCTTGCCCAGATTAAACGTTGGGATCAAGATAGAGAAGATGAAGACGTTATGCGCTCTACTCTTAAGAGATCAGTGTTCGGAGCATTATTGGAAAAGGCTCACAAAGAGGATTAATTATGGCAGTCAGTGTTAAGATAACAG